GCTCATAGAAATATTGGGCACCTTTTTCTCTCATATCTTTCATGCTATTTGGATTAGCACCTGCTATGATTCCAGCACCTAATACTCCATCTGCTCTTGTTACAAACTCTCCGTCTGCTAATTGAGCTAACATTGTATCCTCGTCTTTATCACCAACTCCTGCTCCGTCTTCAACATATCCTGTTGCTCTAACATAATTGTTAGAATCGTTTTCATCGTGGGTCATTTTTGATGGTAGATAGTTTATTCCACCTTCATTAAATTTTCTTATTTCTGCAAGTCCCCCTGTTCTTAATCTTTGTTGAACCATAGAATATGGACCTACTCTTCTGTCACCTAAACCTGCTTCTTCAGGTGAATACATTTTTTCATATTGTTTTTCTTGTCCTGTCACTGGATCAATATATGAATATCCAGGTCTATTCGCTTTTAAATCAAGATAACTCATATTGTATCCTGGCATGTAAATATCAGTAGGTTGATTATCAAATGCACCACCAAGATAAGTAGCGGCAGCTATTGCAGCGGATACTTTTCCTGGACTGTAAACCATTTCTCCTGCATCATTTTTTGTTTTTAATATATCTAAAAGGTTTCCGCCAGTTCTGTTTTTGTTTTGTGCTGCTATTAATTGATCAGAGTAAGACCCTCTAGCTACATCCTCACCAAATCCAGTAACACTTACAGGTTTTTGTGGATTGTACGCTCCTGGTAAGTTTGCAAAGAAAGCAGGTTGACTAGCTACAAATTTTTGTGTTGCTGCTGAACCTGGAAACATACTCATACCCGCAGAACCTAAAGTGTAACCGCTATACGCTCCACCTGCTGCACCAAGTAATCTACCAATACCTGAAGCACCAGCATCTTTAGCACTTTGATAACCTTTGTAACCACCATATGCTGCTAATGCGTAGGGTATAAATTGTAACATAGAATATTTTCTCCTTAGATCTAAAAGTTAAATAATACCATTTTACTTGGTTGATATCAACTCATCGTGAAACTTACCTTGATATTGGTGTTCACCCACATGGACTATCGAATCATTGATATAAGCATAGCACTTACCGCCTAGGTCTCTCCAAAGCTTACAGAAGGCAAAATCCTCACCGTTATATGTCTTCTCTTTTGGATCATGAAGGGTATCAAAAAAGTTCCACATATTGGGTTTATCAACATATTCACCATTAATAACTGTCTTTTGTACTATCTTTTTGTCAGGATATTTCTCAATCATTTTCTCTATGACTTCTCTTTTAATTAACATACATCCAGTAGGTGAATCAGTTACTTCTATGACTCCTTTGTTAACTTTTATATTTGATGAATCAGGCACTTTCATAGGGTAAGTATGTAGCGCACGTCTAATATCATCAGGTGATCTAATCAAACCTTGTTTCATTTTTTCGTAAGCTTTATCCCACATAAGTGTTTTCAGTGGATATGGCACAGATATTATAGGTTTATCTGTTTTTAACATACTAAATATAGATTTACCTTGAAAATAAATATCAGAATCAATGAACAGTAAATGTGTTGCTTTTGATTCTAAAAAACCAGCAACAGATAAATTTCTACCCTGAGTAACTAAAGATGATTTAATTAAATGAAAAGATACTTTTAATTTTTCTTTAAAACATTCTTGTTGAAATTCTATTAAAGCTTGTGTGTAGTGTATAGAGACTTCACTATGAACAGGGGTAGCAACAAATATTTCAAATTTTTTGTATTGTTCTGTTTTTTCTTTCCATAACGGTTCGACAGCTTTTTCATAATCTGATTGCACTTCAATGTTAACTTCATGCAGTGTTTGGTATGTATCTTCATTAATATACTTATTGCTTGACACGTAAGGCTCCTTTCAAAAAACTCTCCCATTCCATTGCTTTTTTATCCCAACTGTAAAAATTTTTGTAGTATTTTTGTTGTTCCTCTAAATGATTTTGTATTGTATCTGTATGTAAATATCCTGCACAAACATCTATTGCCCCTGCAATACTAACAGCTAATAGTTCTAAATTTTTTGTATAGTTAACATATACAGGCCACTCTGCACAAGTTTCTGGTAATGCTCCAAAGTTAGTTGTAATCACATGCAAACCAGATGCCATAGCTTCCAAAGCTGAAGCACAAAATGTTTCTTCAAAAATAGATGGGTATACAAATAAATCATAGTCTGTCATGTGCTCTAATATATATTCATTAGGTTTGTAACCTATGTAGTTTACATTTGGTAATTTCTTAGCTTGTTCAAATAAAGGTCCTGTATCTTTATTAGCCTTTTCGGCAAACTCGCTACCATAAATTTGATTTGAACTGTAGACATCTAGAGTTACGTTTTTGTTTTGTACATATTGCATTGCTAGTAACAAAACATTTAAACCTCTCCAAGGTGTGCAATGATGTATAATTCTAATAGGATCACCTTTTTTATATATTTTTCTTTTTGGAAAATGATTAACACCATTTTTAATAACCATACATTTGTCTTCAGGTAATTGAAAAAAATATCTAAACTTTTCAAAGTTCCAATGTGAATTAAAAACGTACCAATCATACTCATCATGTCTTTTTTTATTTCTAAAAAAGTTTTGTAAGTTTGGTTGATCCCAAGAGTTTTTTTGCCAAAGTATATTTACTTTACTGGGATCCAGTGGCACTTTTCCTGGAACCGATGTACATATTTGAAATTTATCTAATAAATCTTTAGATACGTATTTTTCTAACAACTCATGTTGAAGTTCAGTTGCGCCTCTTGGCTTCATTAATCCTTCGTTTCTACACCCATTGAAACTTTTGTAACCTTTATTTCGAGGTCCTGTCTAAAATCATCTTCAGTAGTATCAGTATTGGGATCAGCAACATCAGCATCAAAATCAGCTTTGCTATCATATACTTTTAATGTCCTCTTATGTTTGATAATTTCTTTAGCTTCTGCAGGTATTTTTATAACTTTATCTGTCATTGTGGTCTGCCTTGTCTGTTGTAAGGTTTATAATCTCTTTTCTCACTTTTTGAAAGACTTTTTTTGTGTTTTCGAGGCCGTTTCTTTGGCTTTGCTCTAGGTACAAAATGCGTAAATTTTTGTTTAGCCATTTTCTTGTGATCTATCTATTTGTGCATAACTTAATGCACCCTGTATTTTATTACTACCAGTTGCAGCTTGAATTTTAATTATATCTCCAGCCTCCAAATTAATAGGTTGAGGAGTTGCATTGACTTGAGTTTTTGCAGCTACATCATCTCTAAAAAATTCATATTCTGTACTTGAATCCGAAGAATCTAGAAGACTCATGTTTACTAATATAGCTGATGAAGCATCATTGTTTGCACAATAAATACTTTTAATAATTATAGTTGCATCTGACGGGCAAGTTAAAACAGTATTTAAATTTGTATCAGCTGCTTTGAAACCTTGATTTTTGTATCTAATTGTCATGACATAAAATAATTAAATGCATCTTGTTCATTTTTCAAGTCTGTTTGATAAGATGTGTTCAATTGATTCTCCACTGTTGCTATCGCTTGGTTTATTTGTCTGAAACCTTCTTCAGTATATTCTTTTGGTGGTTCAGGTACGTAAACGTTTATCTTTGCCATTACTTTTTCCTATCTTGTGACGCAGTAGTGTAAGCACTTGATGTTTTTGCGGGTGCTTTAGGAGCAGAAGGAATGTTTTGACCTCTTCCTCTATCTTGAGAAGTATCATAACCACCAGCAGCTTGTTTTCTATCTATTCTTCCTTGAATTTCATTTACTTCTCTTTGGTTCATTCTTCTTGCTGTTTCTCTGCCCTCAAGTCCACCATATTTTCTCATATCTAAATAATCTGCTAATGATGTAGCTTGTGCAAAATCTGTATTTTGTAAAGCAGAACTTAAAGATCCAATACCTTTTAATACATTTCCAATTGGAGAGATAGTTTGCATTAAACCCATCAATCCTTTATTTTGTTTTTTATTTTGAAGGTTTTGGTTAAATAATTGTTTTTTTTGTTCTAAATTTATTGGTGGAGCTTGATACATATTCTCATAAAAATTAGGAGCAACCATTTCATTATATATAGGTGCAATACCTTGTTGCACATTTGTAGCCATTAAACTTCTGTCTAATGGTTGGTTTACCGCATTCATCCCAAGTGTTGGATCTGTGCTTGCCAGGCCATCTCTAAAAATTACTGCTTGATATTGATCATATGGTAACATCATCTTCTTCCATCCACGTTAACATCAGCTCTAAATGTTCCAAATCTCCAAGTCTCATCAACAGCTGTGTTTTCTATTTTTATATTTGCCAAACGTCCTCTTGCTCTTGTGTCAATTTTTTGTGTAGAAGAGCTTATAGTAAAAGGCCCTAATTGTGAAGACGTATTGGTATCTATTGGAAAATCTTTTAATCCAATTGTAATTATTGCGTTACCTTGGAGATTTTTAAAATCTGGTAAAAATCTACTTATTCTCATTAAATATTCACCATCTCCGTCTTGTGGTATATCAAAATCCCCTGATAAAATAAACGCTGCAATTGGAGTTTCTGTACCATTTAGATCTACTATGTTTGTTCCTGTTTCTTGTGCAAAGTATTTAGTAGAACCAAAAGTATTTGTAGCTCCACTCAAATTAGCAACAGTTGGAGTTGCTGTTGATGTATATTCAGTAGCATAAGGTAAATCATATGTAGAAGCATCGTGATAGGTGCTTCTAGCTAAGGTCATCGTAGACCATACATTTTCAACATAATTGTAAATAACACTTCTATTATTTTGTACAGCTGGATTTGATAAAGGTTTTCCAGATGGATAAAACCAAACTATCTCATTAAACAATGAATTATGAGATGCATAAATAATCTCATTAGAAGAATAATTTACACCTATATTATCTCCAGTAGTTGTAAACACAAAGTCCTCTACAAAAGATGGAAGTAATTTAACTGTACCATCATATCTAAAAAAACCACCTCCAGTACCCATCCAAAACACCTGACCATCTGCGTAAACAACAGCGTGTTGTCCAATACAGCCACAGTTAGAACCTACTTGTCTTATAGAAAATGTAAATGGCGGACCAACAAACTGCATTACATATGCGGCTGTATCAGTTAGTATTAAGTTGTAGTCTTTACCTGAAACAGCAGCAACAATTTTATTACCTGTATCAAGCCTAAAAGTTCCAGCTGTATTTACTGAAGTAGGTGCATAAACATTATAATTTTCTTGATCACTAAATCTTATAAACATTGGATCTTGCGTAGTTGAATCACCTATTGTGGTTTCAGTTCCAAAATGAACAACGTGTCTATCTCTATCAGATACAATCGTAAGTCTTGAAGATGTTGGTGCCCCTGTCATTAAAGAAGCTCTAGTTTGTAATGGATTAGCAGCTCCTGCATCCCAAGTAAATGTTTTACCATCTTTAATAGTTGCAATAAGTTGTTGTCCAAAGTTATCTAAAGACCATGATCCAGGATCAAGAACAACTTGACTCGATGTAGTTTGATTACCCCAACCAACAGTTCCCCATGTGCTAGTACCCCAACCATAACCGTATGTTTGAATTGTTGGTCCTATTTCTTCATAGGGACTAATGGAGGCACCTCCAGCACTAGACATACCTGTTCCTGTTTCAGAAATTGGCATGGTAATTGTAAATGAATTTGTAGCGACCGTTAAGATTTCAAAAGTGTTTTCGGTAAAATCTGTAGTGTTGTATCTTGTTACAGTTGATTGTCTTACTGCAGTTGTATCTGCATGAGATGCTGCAGTGGTTCCACTAGCTCCTCTAGTGCAGCCAGTTAAGTCATTTGAAGATTTACCAGAATAAGTAATTATTTCATCTTCAATTCTAATAGATCCTGAGGTCGAAAAAGATGAAGCGTCTGTAAGAGTTATTGTAGTAACTGAATCATTGATCGCACCATTTAAAGTTGTAGTAGCACCTGGAACCGTCACTGATGTAAAAGTTACATAAGTTCCTGCTATTAAATTATGAGATGCCTTGTTAACAGTTACTGTTGCTGATCCGTTAGTTGATGTAAACGTAGCTCCGGTGATAGCAGTCGCTAAAGGTGTGATATCATAAAATGCGTCCTCATAATAAATGTATAATGCTTTAGATGTTCCTAATGCAGCATATTTTCTTCCTTCTAAATCATTCCAACAGTGTTGAGCTCTTGCAGGTCCAGCTATAGTTTTTTGTCCTATTGCTTCAAAACCACCAATTTTTTCTGGTTGACCATATCTAAACCTTACAAAATCACTATCTATCCATTGACCCTCTGCACCTGAAGGCGTATCTGATTTATTAAGTCCTGGTCTTATTTGAACATTTGTTAAAGGCATACTGCATTTTACACCATTTTAAAGCTTCTTCCAAGTAGACGGAGAGGGTATGTTATGCTCTGATTTTATACCTTCTCTCATCGTAAGCATTACATCACCAGATATAGATATACGTGGTTTATCTTTTGTATTCTTACCTGTTTCGTGAAATATCATAGATGGAAATATAACTAAATTACCTGTGGCTGCAGGATATTCTGCTTTTGCAAAATTATTGTTATCCCATTTGTTAAAATAAGGTTCTCTTTTAGGTACGTTCAAACCTACTTTGTGTGCTTCATCGTCTAAGAAAAATAAATTACCTTGATCCTCTGCTTGAGGATAATAAACAAAAGAATAATGACTGCTCATGTGTCTATGATATGAAATAAATTGATCTTTTGTAGAAAAGGTTGCCCACGATTTAGTTATGTAAGCTTCTAATAAATCCATTTCATAATTCTGCATTAATAAAGCACCTCTTATTCCATTTTCAATTTCTTTAAATAATTCATGAAATCTTTTATCTAGATGAAGATTATCGTCTATGGATTGTAATTGTTTTGGTTTTATGTCCGTTGTCCGTGAATATTGAGAATTAGTAGCTGTAATATTTTTTGATATAATTGGTATAATATCTTTATTAATTTCTTTAAAATTTTTAATTGAAGTAATATAAATTGGGTAACCAAACCACTTAGTAATATTAGCCATAGTGGCACTATACTAACTTACTTTTATAAATCTATATTTAATTTCACCATTACCACCATCACCTCCGTGTCCTGTTACACTTTCAGTACCATATTGAGCACCTCCACCGCCACCACCTGAACCTCTTGTTCCATCTGATCCACCTGTTGATCCACCTTGTGGAGAACCTGCTCCACCTGATACGTTACCAGCATATGAATCACCTCCGTCAAATCCACCAATTTGACAGTTGTCACCACTACAGTTTCCTGTGCCTGTTAAATCTCCTGCAGCTCCGTTACCTGATTGATTAAATGAACCTACTGGTCCTGATGTATTTGTAGTTACAGCTTTTGTAGTACCGTCAGTATCTCTAAAATTACCTGATGTTACTGCGGTGCCTCCAATTGTTGCTGATCCTGCAGTCCCTGCTGTATTAGTTCTTAGTGGACCTTGCACTCCTCCACCTGTACCTGAAGATCCACCTCCAGCACCGAGTGTAAATATCGACCCAGCTGATGATCCAGATAATGTAGTATTAGTTCCAGCGGATGCAGTTTTAGGTTGTCCAAAGTTTGCTGTTTGATTACCTCCTGCTCCACCGCTTCCTACAGAATAAGATATTGTTTCTCCTGAAGTAACCGTAAATATTTTATCTGATATGTAGGCACCTGAACCACCTCCAGCTCCAGCTGACTCACCACCTGCTTTATCGTAACTAACACCACCAGCAGCTCCACCACCGCCTCCTACTGCAAATTGTATATGAATAGCATTTGCTTGATCAGGAACTGTAAAATTTCCTGAACCTGATGATAATGTTGTAAAAGAGGTTGCTTCAAAAGCACTGAATACTAATCGCCACGTACCAGAGTCTTTAGCATATACCTCATCCATTTCTTCCCAAGTTCCTGAAACTTTAGCATATACTTGATTTGCCTCTTGGAAAGTTCCTGAAACTTTGCCGTAAGTATTAGCCATTTAAATTCCTATGTTGAATATTTAAACCAAATATCACCATCACTACCACCCGATGGAGAAGACGTGCTTATAGTAAATTTTCTTTCTAGCTTGGCTGCAGTAACTGCATCGTTAGCTATTTTGGCTGTGGTCACATTTGCGTTTGAAATGTTTACTGTTAAAACTGCATTATCAGCAATGGCCGCACTTACTACTGCATCGTCATCTATTTTAGCACTCGTAACCGCATCATCAGCTATTTGCGCTGTGCCAACTGTACCACCTAATGTATCTAAAGATACCTCTTTTAAATTTGTACCGTCTGAATAAGCAGCATAAATTTTTTGTGCATCAGGACTAAATCCTGTACCACTA